AGCGTTGCGGTCTACGATGCCCTGAGTCAGCTGATTCGAACGATCGCGGTCCTCATAAGCGGCATCAATGAGACTGGTGTCCGTCCTCGCCTTCTCAATCAATTGCATTTCGATGGGGCGCACATCACGAACATAGTTTTGATATTCGCGCTGAGTAATATTCGCGAGGGTCTGCTCCGCGTCTACCTGCCCATCTTTATAGGCAGTCAGCGACGGTGCAGTTGCTCTTTGCCGCGCAAGCTGTGTATCGATCTCATCCATGATCCCGCTAAAAACACCCATGTTTACTCCTACTTCCCTGACGCTTTGTTATACGCTTGGCGCATTCGATCCCAATCAGTGGGATCTTCACCATCAGCTGCGCCAAACATCTTGTCTCCAGCTGCACCCGCGACACGCATACCTGCGTCGATCTTCGCCGCCTTCATTAGCGCATTGTTTTTAGCTCGATCAAGCTGGCGGGACGTGCCAATAGAAGCGAGCGCAGAGCGCGCGGCTCCACTAGAGGCGCTTTGACCTTGAGCTACACCCACAGCTGCTGCTGCGCGCTGGTTTTGCAGCGTTTCAGCGCCGGCAGTGGCTTTGCCTAGTTGACCTTGGTATGCCTGCGAGAAATCTCGAGAAAACTGCCCTGCGTTCTGCGTCTGTTGGTAGGTTGGCGCGGAGGTCAAGGCCTGCATAACGTCAGCATTTGCCCTGCTACGCGCCAGATTTGTCACATCATCGGACAGAGAATCTTTTAACTCGGCCACGTTTAGAGGCTGGTAGTTCCTTTCAAAAAATTCTGCTTTCTCGGCCCCGACTTTCGCGGCCTCGATCTCTGCAGGAGATGCCTTGTAATCGCTTTGCTTTGGTTTGCTACCCATTACAGTTCTCTCGTGTAAATTACTGTATCTTTCTTCCAACCCTCGGCAAGTAGGTAATCCTCCATTGCCGTTACGGGCGTCCGGACCTCTATATTTGAGAAGCCGCTGTCTTTCGCAACCTGCGCAAAGAAGGAGTAGTACTTAATCACGCAACTAGCTCCGCGCTTCTTTGCCCATGCAAGCCACACTAAAAATGTCTTTGCCCCGGTAAACTCGTCCACCTCTGCGGTAGTGATTACAAACCCCTCTGACGCTACCCAAAGGTGCGCTTCTCCGTTTAGACAAGCTGCATATACATCTTCTGGCCTAAACGTAAGCTGAGCCTGCTCAGCTAAAATCTCTTCAATGCCGCACTTCACCCAGTCCCACTCTTCGCGGATCTGTGCAAAAGCTGGTTTATCCTCCGCTACCGTAACGTCGGCGTCTTGTGCGCAAAGCACCCGAACTTCCGCCATATCGAACCCTCCTAGCTATGCCGGTATCGGCCCCACGAGCTTGTAACTCGGCGCGCTTTACACCGTCATTAAATAAAGACCCGTACAAGCCTGCGCCGGTCAGATCCGTCCAATCTTTGTTTGGTATCCGCAGCAATCGGAATAAGGCCCCGTTAACAATCGTGTCCCTATGGCGATCCATTACATCGTCGTCACAGGCGGTGCTTGTGTGAGTCGGCCTCAGCACTGCACGCACAATCGTGCTAGATACAGACGTCGTTGTAGGCACAGGGGCTAGCCAAAAAGTCTGGGCGCTTTGCTGCACGAAGTATTCGGGTACACCGTTGCCTTCTCTCCACTTCGGGATTCGCTGTTCAAGCAACGTGCTAGACAGTGGTTCTAGATCTTTCCCTTCGTGCGTAACCCAAAGGATCTTTTGGACCGAAGTACCGCTTGGCGGTTCGAGGTCATACTCAAAAATGCCGCCGACAGTGGTCACTGGATCAAGCTCGGCCTGATACACCTCAGACATCTCACACAACTCAATAACGGCAGCGCGGATGCTGTTCTCTACCATTGTGTCGGAGCACCCAGACACCATCGGTAGAATCTCAGGAAGTAGCGTTTCGTACGAAATCGCCATGCGTTACGCTCCCGCTGTCTCTCTGCGTTCTATATTGGGGTTCGTGATCGCGTCAATCTGGCCTTTCCCAGTCACCTGCGCTTGAAAGATCTGATAATGAGTGCCAGCGCGCTGAGCATTACCTGCGTACTCGGCGTCCTTCATATAAGCCATGTACATCACGTAATTCATCACAGCGTTCGCGAAAATGTCCGGGATATCTAAATTTCCGTCCTGCGCTACTGTATCGGGGTTGGCAGAGTAGATAATCTCTAAGTACGCGCTGCCTGCGACGCCTGGATAGACGTAGAAGTTTCGAGGATTTGATTCTTCATAGACGTAGTGCTTCACGATATTGGTGTGGGCAGCGTCGCCTGTTACAGAGGGGTCATGCCAGTCGGGGGTCTGACCGTTTAGCACCTCAGCATCTACGAGCCTTACAGAACGCTTACCCGTGCCACCAGACGCAGCAGACATGTTGCGTACGACCTTTAACAGGCGGTTGCCGCCAGAAGGTATATCCTGCTTGGTGCCCGTGGCCAAAGTTATGGTCTCGTTTTTAGCCGACGCGTCGGGCTTCAGCAAAGCGATTTCGCGCTGAGCGTCGTTCACCCAAAGCACAAGCTCGGAAACTATGGGCCATCTGACACCTGTTGTATCTTGGAGCACGGTCTGCACTCGGTCGATTACGCTTTGTACTGATACTGTCATGTCATATACCTATGAGTTCAGAATTGATTCCCAAGCGGCTTCTCGGGCGTCTGTATCAACAGTTCTCCCAACAGCTTTGTTTACAGCCGCTGCCTTCGGGTAGCCGTCCGTCTTAAAATTGTCTGGGTCACCTTCATCCATCATCTTTTCAAGGACGGTTACTAACTCTGAGTCCAGCTGCACGATCTCCTCGACAGCTGTTTCCTCGACAACCGAGACATCTATTTCTTCCTCAACAACAGTAGAACCCTTGAGTTCTTTTGCTCCCTGTTGGATCGCTAAAAGGCCAATCTCCTCAGATATTTCCCGAGGTACGCCTGCTTCGAACAAGACGGCGGTTCCGCCCATTGTTGTGACGCGTAAGCCTTCGCTGCTAACAATCTTCATGATTTATTGCCTACTTAGTTTTGGTGGTGTACTTCTTGCCGTTCCAAGTGAATGTCTTCTTGCCTGCTTTCTTCGCCGTAGCGAAAGCAGATCTAAAGCTGCCAGCTGCAGCAGAGTTCTTTTTGAACGTCTTATAAGTGCCTGCTTTAGTCTTCACACCACCCGTAACGTCTCGCTGCATACTTTGACTACGAGTACGGGGGTTTCTATTCGTGTTTCGAGGTGCCGCGTCGAAGTCCATATTGGTTTTTGAATCTACCGAACCGCCACGCCGGCTTGTTCTTGGATTCTTTGGTGTTACCGGCTTCTTGGCCGCAACCTTCTTGGTAGAGGGGCTGCCCTTTTTCTTTTGCCCAGCTGTCGCAGGTACCTTCCTCTTCCTAGATACAGTGTTTAGCCTCTCAGCTTCTTTCTTCGCTTCTTCAGCTCTAGCCGCCTGCCTCTTCGTTTTCATACGAGCCACCGTCGCTTTCAATCGATCGCTACGGCTGGTTGTGGATGAACTCTTCGCCTTTGCGTAGGGCCTTTTTCGCATACTGAATCTCCAAAAAAGAGCCCCCTCCGAAGAGGGGGCTAAACACTCTACTGAGCGGTATCGAGGGCGATAACACCGAAGTCCTGAGCACTACCAGAAATATCTGAGTTGTACTTAGGCTTACGGAGACCGAAGATCTTGCCTACAGAGATGCCTGACTGGTTGCCATAGTCGAAGGTGTCTTCGACCATCTCAGGCAGACCGATATCAGCCAGTGCGAGAGCTTGCGCACCGCAGAACAATGCGCGAGCACCGTCTACGTCAGCGTCAGCACCCCACTTGTAGCCAGCTGCACCAGCGTTAGCGGAGGCACCAGAAGTTGCGCCAGTAGTGTTAAACACATGACGGAACTCGTGGATCATCACGCCGTCTACCATCAGGCTTGAAGAACCCGCAAACAAGCTGTTGCCAGTTCCTCGGACACCGGCATTACGCACGTTGGCCAAGAAATCGCTATCAAGTTTGAGGTCAGCCATTTGCTGCGGAGTAACAAACATATGGAAGGTTTCTTGGTTACCAGCACCGCGAATACCTCGGATGTAGTTATCCTTAGCGTAGGCTTTCAGTTCTACAACGTGGCGGTAGGCCAACTTGTCAGAAGCTGTAACAGCGGTAGTGTCGCCAGCCGCTATCGAGGTTCCGCTTATTCGACGATGGCGATCACCAGTAGGTGCAGAAACGTCAGACGCAAACTCCAGATCTACCAACTCGTGGCCAGCAGAAGAAGAGGTAGTACGCAGAGCACCATTGTTTTTGTGAGTGTAAGCAACACCTGACAGAGTCAAGAATGCCAACTGGTCACAACGGTCAGCCATTGCATAAGCAAGCGCGTCGCGAGACTGCTCACGGAAGTTAACCACTGTCTTCTGGTCCGTCATACGGCCAGCGATGCGGTTAGCAAAACGTAGCTGATCTAGCTCAATGGTGATGTCATACGCGCGTAGGGCTTCTTCGTTCCCTTCTAGCGTGTTATCGCCAGTGATACCGTCACCAGTCATATCAGCAAGCAACGTAATGTTTGCTTTCGTGCCTTTCTGGTTCTTGGTCAGTTCAGTGATTCGCTGAACCATCGCGTTAGAGCCAGTACCAGCGAACTGGTTAATGAAAGATTGGTTGCGTGCTACTTTCCAGAATTCACGCGACCACATCTGCAGTTGGTCGCCCGTAAGCGTACCGAAGTTCGTTAAAGCCATGATGGCCTCCATAAAATTGTCGTATTAATAGCGCAGCTAATAAAGCTGCTCGTTTAGCCGACTTACTGGAGCGGCTAATCCGTGTTCCCGTGTCGTGGGACGACGAACTAGCGCGTTTTAACGAGAGCGACCTCGGCAGGTTTAACGCCTTGTGCAGGCGATGATTACGTTTTTTGCGGCTACGGGCCGATCAGATATCGCTCTGATGGACGAATATACATCGAATATTAGCGATACTAATATACGTATGCAACACCTAAATCAACTGCGTCGGCTAGGGCGGTGGCTCGCTTTTCGAACCCGCGCTGTCTTCTTCGCTATCTTTTTTGGCTGCTTTGAGAACTGCTTGCCTTTCTTTGTGTCTTCCCGCTTCTTTCGGGAAGTGGCAGCGTACTCCTTGTCTGATAAAGCTTTTCGAGCCTTCTTCGGGAGATACCTTTCACCTGTCGCTTTGCTTCCTTGAGTTGAGTTTTTACCGGACTTTGTCCCCCATTCCTCTTTAGTCCACTTAGACAGCGACTTCTGAGCCTTTGTTTTGGGGCCTTTATAACCGCCACCTGACTTTTTGTAGCGCTGCGTCGCGATTTGCGCCTTACGGGCTGACCACTGGCCAGGTTTTCCGCCAGCTGAGCCCGCCTTAACCGACGCGACAATGCGTTTCCATTTAGGTTCGTCTGTTCTGCTCATTACCACTTCACCTTATGTGACCAGTAACGTGCTGACAGCTTTGATGGCTTTGCATCTTGGGCGTTATGGCGTGCGTAATATGAGCGTTTTCGTGCCTTATCTTTCGCACTTTTAGGGTTTTTACCTGCGCCCCGAACACCTTGCTGACCAAAACGTATGGTTTTGATCTTATCTCCCTCTTTAGCCACAACAATGTGTGATTTTTTCGGGTGATTGGGCGTCCGCTTCGGTTTGTTAAAGCCCGAGACACCTGCTCGGGCTAATCGTGGGTCTCTTTCACTCGCCATTTAGGCTGCTCCTTACAAAATATCGCCGCGTAGGCGTCTCAGGGTGGCTTCAGGCAGCGCATCAAACTCTTCTTCGGTCATGTTGGAGACGTCTAGACCTCTCTCTCCATGAACCGAGGAGCTTTCACCTGGCAATTCAGGTGGTTGGGCTTCTGCGGCCTTCAGTTTTTTGCTCACTTGCGCACGTTTCTTGGCAACTTCGTCTACAGACGGCGCTTTACCAGCCAAACTCGGTGCGCTTTCTTCCGTTTGATCTAAATCATGGTCTTTCACGACGTATTTGACGGCTTTTGACAGCGCGTCTACTACGTCATAGCCGGTGGACATGAACGCATCACGCAGTTCGAGGACTTCGTTCGTGTAATCCT